AGTAGTAAATACTGATGAGGTTATCTCATTTACAACATCAATATCAAGGTTGAGATAAATGGCAACAACAATTAGATCCACAGCTTTAGACTTTGAAAATATCAAAAGTAATTTAAAAACCTATCTTGCAAATAAAGATGAGTTTTCAGATTATAATTTTGAAGCATCAGGTCTATCAAATATTTTAGATGTGTTGGCATATAATACTCACATTAATGCTCTTATTGCTAACTTTGCTTTAAATGAATCATATTTACCTACTGCTCAATTACGTTCGTCTATGGTTTCATTAGCAGAAGGTATTGGTTATGTACCAGATACTGACACTGCTTCACAAGCCAAAGTTAAGGTTTCTTTTTCTACGACTACAGGCGCCAGACCTACTATTGTTTCTTTACCTGCTTATACTAAATTTAGTACTGAAGTAGATGATGTAAGTTATACATTTCAAACAACTGAAACATTCTATGCTAATGATAATGGTTCAGGTTATTATGAGTTTCAAACAGCTAGTGGATCAAATCAAATACCGATTTATGAAGGTACTCTGAAGACAAAAACGTTTTTAGTTGGCGAATATGAAGATAATCCAGTTTATGTAATACCTGATTCTACAATTGATGCTGATACAGTTTCTGTAAAAGTATATGCAAGTGCTACATCAACAGCATTTATAGCTTATCAAAATATTCTAAATGCTACAACTATTAATGCAAACTCAACTGTTTATATTTTAAAAGAAGCTCCGAATGGAATTTTTGAATTATCATTTGGCGATGGAACGACATTTGGTGTTGCTCCTGCTGCTGGTAGTAGAATTGAGGTAGAATATCTATCAACTAAAGGTGAATCAGCAAACGGCGCTACCACTTTTACAGCTAATAATGAGTTTTCATTTGGTAATATAAACGAATCATTAACAATTACCACTCTTGCTAATTCGGTTGGCGGTAAAGATAAAGAATCAATAGAATCAATTCGTAAAAATGCACCATATCAATATGCTGCACAGAATAGAATGGTAACAGCAGCTGATTATTCATCACTTATTTTAAGAAACTATTCTACACTCATTAAAGATATTGTTTCATGGGGTGGTCAAGATGCACTAGAACCTGAATTTGGGGCTGTCTTTACATCAATATTGTTTGAGGATACAGTATCTGCTGAAACTCAAACAGCTACAAGAAATGAAATTTTAGAACTAGCAAAACAACTTGCTATTGTATCATTTAATTTAAGATTTGTGGATCCTATTACAACTTATGTTGAAGTTGATACGTTCTTCCAGTTTAATCCTAAGCTAACAGATTTAACAATCAATGCTGTTAAAAACAATATATCGAACGTAATACAAAGTTATTTTGATGTAAATACTGGCAACTTTAATCAAGCGTTTAGAAGATCAAACTTATTGACAGATATTGACGCTTCTAGTCCTGCTGTTTTATCATCAAGAGCAAATATTAGAATGCAGCAGAGGTTTACTCCTACTGCTCCTTCACTAGTAAAAACTGTTAGAGGTGTAGCTAGCACTACATTGAATAATGATCAAGTAAATGACATTGTGTCACTTATTGCACAAAATGCCTTTGTAGCAGCGGGTTCTTATATGATTAATAGAAACTTGACAAATAATAACTTATCAGAGCTTGTAAGCACATTTACAGCTGTTAAAAATAATGTGAGTCAGAGACTACTATTCCCTGTAGCTATAGCTGTCCCAGACGATGATACATATTCTGTTGTGTCTAGTGAATTTACATATAAAGCACAAAATTGCGTGATCAAAAATAAACTAGGAACTTCAACGCTACAAGTTGTAGCTTCTGCTGGTGGTACAGTGGTATTAGATGACGTTGGCAACTATGATGCAGCAACAGGTTCAGTTACAATTAACTATTTCTTGCCGACTGCTATATCAGGTGGTGAAACACAAATTAAAATATCAGCAGTTCCAGCTAACCAAAGTGTTATTGATCCTACAAGAAATGAAAGAATTGTATACGATCCGAATAGATCTAATGTAACACCAGTAATTACAGACGCGTCAAATTAATGTCATACCATAAAGACAAAACAGAATTAGATAACAATAGAAGGTTACTAAACCTTCAAAGACCTGAGATTGCAGGAGCTTTACCAGAATATTTTGGTGATGACTTTCCTAATTTAATTCAGTTATTTGATGCTTATTATGAATGGATGGATGATTCTGGTAATCCATCAAATCAAATTCAAAAATTATACAGAAATAGAGATGCTGGGCAAGTGCCAGGTAATCTATTACCCTATTTAGAAGATGAATTACTTTTGGGTCAAGCTTATTTTGGCGGGTTCTTAAATAAAAGAGAAGCTCTAAAGTTTAGTAATTTCTTATATAGATCTAAGGGTACTAAATATTCTATTGAGCAGTTTTTCAGAGGTTTTTATGGAATTGACCCGCAAGTCATATATCCAAAAGAAAATATTTTTAAAGTTGGCCCAGAAATTGATTATGATTTAGATAGCATTAATAGCGCAGGTCAGCAGGTAAAAGCTGAAGCGTCTACATTAGGTCCTGAATCTAGAAGATTCTTGACAGATGATGCTCGTTATCAGGTTATGTCAATATTGATTAAATCTGGTATTCCAATTACAAAATGGTTAGAAACTTATAAACTATTTGTACATCCTGCAGGCGCGCATATCGCTGGTGAATTAGTACTAGAATTAGTAAATGATAACGTAGTAAGAAGCTATAGAGAGTCTGGACCAGGTATTCCTATCAGATCTACATTCTCTGGTCAGTTTACAGGTATTGGTAATCTACAAGGTAATGTTGACATTACATTGATCCAAGAGGGAGATGGTACAACAGGTATGATTAGATCTAGCAAAAATCTACACTATCTAAATACAGGTGAAATTAGTATTGATAGTACATTGCCATACTCAATTAGAGAACTAGTATCACCAACTTCAATTACATTTGATGATAGTGATGTTCGTCCATACGAGTTTAGTCAAGATTCTGGTGTCAGCTTACTACACAGCGAGACATTTGATAAAGAGAAATACAGAACACTGTTTGATTCAGAGAATTCAGCTGATTCTGCACATTATCCCTTCGGGCATGTATAAATACAATTATTAAATTTAAGAGATGAAGCATGGCTAGACAAACAATTAATACCGGCACGATAGCTAATGACGGCACAGGCGACACGCTTCGAATTGCTGGTAATAAAATTAATGAAAACTTCGTAGAGCTTTACAACCTATTAGGTGGTGATGCAGTTGGTGCATCTAACGTTTCACAACTAACTGATAGTGGTTTAGACATTCTCGGTACATCATTTAGAACAAAAATTGGTGCTGTTGATCCTTCTTCATTAGTAGCTATTACATTTCCAGATAACTCAGGTACAGTTACATTAAATGCTGCAACTCAGACGCTAACCAATAAAACAATTAGTCTTGATAGTAATGTAATTGATGGTTATGTGGCGTCTAGTTTTGTTGTTTCTAATTCAGCAGGTAAAATTGACGGCAGTGCTTCACAAATTGCAATTCCTACTAGTGCTTTGGTAGGCATTAATGATACCCAGACATTGACGAATAAAACATTTAGCGTTCCTTCTTTATCTAGGCCAAATATTGAAGAGTGGCTAGCTGATTCTAGTGGCAATCCAGTTATTTCATTTACTGATACTATAAGTACTCGAAATAGAATTAAAGTTGGATCATATACAGGTGGTACAGGAACACCACCTACAATTGATGTTTTAGGTATTGATACTAGTATTCCTTTAAATATTACTGGTAAAGGAACAGGCCCAGTTCGCATTAATAAGTTTGCAACAAACTCGCAATCAATTACTGCTGGTAGTGTATTAGGTCCAACAGGTACAAATATTACTTCTAGTATTATAAAAATTACTGGAACAGCAGGTTCAGCAATTGCTATTCAAGATTTAGAAAGCTGGGAAGAGGGTACAGTTTTATACATTCTTAGACAGAATGGTACAGGAACTCAAAAAATCTATCCTAGTAGTTTTGCTCAAGGTGTGGATATTACAGGAACAGCATATCCAACGATTGACTTAATTGAGTATGAAACTGTCACATTAGTTTGGGACGGATCTAATTGGTTCGTAACAGGTGGTGAAGGTTATGAAATTACTGGCGGCATTGCTCCGCCACCATAATAGGAAAAACAAATGACGGCGATAATCACAGACAAAATCAAAAGATTGTTTTTGACTCAGCTTTATGATGAAGCAGAGGGTCTAAAGAAAGGTGACTCGGACAATTACTACTATATTGGTATTGGCCGCTCTCAGTTGTGGTCTCCACAAAATAGTACTGATAACCCACCTACTCCTACTCATTCTGAAAGAAATGAGAGAGTTTTTAGATATAATGCTCAATCAATCAAAGCAATTGAAGCATTTTCATTTGTTGTTCCTATTCGTAACTGGACTCAAAACACTCAGTATTCCCAATACAATGATAACATTACAGGTCAACCAGCAACTTCATACTACATGAAAACTGAAGATAACAATGTTTATGTTTGCATTCGAAATGGTAAGAATGCTTTAGGTGCTGTTCAAGTTTCTACAGTTAAACCAAACCATACTGATACAACTCTACCTATTGAGACAGATGGATATGTATGGAAATTCTT